TCTGATTTTACCGCTTTTCAAAACCGTATAACCGGAAAACACGATGCGTATATCACTGCCAATAGCTTGCAAGAATTCGTTGGTGATATGCCCCAAAGCTTCAATCTTGGTATTGGCTAGATGAGTTTTGAATTCAATGAAGGTGGATTCTTGAACTTGATAGGTACGCAAACGTTGTTCTATCTGTTCTTTGTTACCAATAGCTTCATTAAGTTCCTGTTCATATTTCTTCAGATTTCTTTTCAATGCTTCAGTCATATCAGTTTCTGAAGAATTTTGGATTTCTGTAATGGATTCTTCATAAGACCGAATAACACCTTCAGCATTAGCAATGTTGATTTCGGCTTGTTTTGAAGCGTTTTCCAGCTTTTGAAAAGCTTCATCAAGTATCTCAAAAGTTTCATTGAATAAGTTTGTTCTAGCGGCATTTATGGCCTCCTGGACACAACTTACTTCATGCTCTAAACTTTGAATTTTGGTTTTAATGATAGAACCATTTTGAGTTAACTGGTCATAGGCTGTTTGTGCCTCTGTAATTTTAGCTGACCATTCGGATTTCTCATTTAACAAAGCATCCTGTGAAGCACGAAAAGTATGACTTTTTTCTGTATAGTCATTGATAGTCGTTGCATTGTCCTCAATAGAAGCTTCAATGTCTTTGACTTCACCTTCACGGTCTTGCAATTTTAGCTTTGTTTCAGTAACATTGATGTCGTTATGAAGAGTAAATTCATGTTGACATTTTGGACAAGTGATTACACCAGCCAATTGTTTATGAAGATAAGCTATATCATTTTCCAAACGCATACGTTGTTGTTTGAGTTGCTTATTGCATGTTTCCAGCTGATTGATGGATGTTGCAATCTCTTCCATTTGTTTTGATAGTTTTTGGAATTTAGTATCAAAACCATTTTGGAATTTCTGAAAGCGTTCATTCAACTTGTCGTATGTAGTTTTTGCAGAAGTTATGGCTTTTTCATTATGGGCTATTTCCTTCTGTAATTCTTTGCTCTTCTTTTCCAGTTCTTTTAATTGCTCTTGATTTTGCATTGTAATGGAAGCATAATCTTTAGGCAATCTCAAAGAAAGATTATTGAACTTTTTTGCGATGAGACTATAACATTTTTTCACACTATCTGAGCTGGCTTCACAATCTTGAATAGCAGCATCTATCACATCCAATTCATCTAATTGTTTATTAATTGTCTGAATTTGGGTGCTTTGTTCACGGATATAGGCTCGTTTGTTTGCAATCTTTTCTTCCATAGAGGCAATACGATTGGCCTTATTCTGTGATTTTTCTGTAGATTCAATGATTGCTTCATTAATTTGATTTTGTATTGCTGAAACCTGTCCATTGCATTGCGCAACGATAGTCTCTGCCTCTTTCAATGAAGCTTGAATAGGAGCCATGTCGGATTGAAGAGCAATAATAGACTCATCTACAATCAACCCATTACTGAACCGATTGATGATTTCTTTCTTCTCGCGATCTGAACTAGACAAAAATGAAGTGTACTTATGTTTAGACAAGATAAAATTAGCATAAATCTCATCTTTAGTTAATCCAATTGTATCAAGAATATACTTGTTATAATCAGCAACAGAAGCTTGACTGATTTCTTCTCTGTCTGTGTCATACGGTCCAGTTTGTTTGATTACCTGGATGTATTGTGGCTGTTTACGGAACAAATGACGATTGATGGTCATTTGTTCATTCAAAGCATCATTAACAAGCGTTGCAGATATAACGGCATCATTCTCACAGTCATTGATGATTTCATCACCATTAACCTTACGCAGTGGGCTTCCTGTCAAAACAATTGCAATTGCTTCTATCAAAGCGGATTTGCCAGAACCATTGGAACCTTGTGAATCATTATCCATATTGTTCCCGAAAATCAAAGTAGTATGATTCTGAGGAATTGTGTAGTCTAAGTTCTTAAACGCACACAAATTGGTAGCTGATATTCTGTTTAATTTCCACATGGTTTAATTGATTTTATCGAGGTATTCTAGCCCCATTTCGACATTGGATATTCCTTTTTCTATGCAATAGTTTGTATATTCTTGCTTAATACCATGTTTATCGTATTTTTTATCTAAAGCATGGTTAGCAATGGCTGTGATTTCTGTTTCAATAGCTACAATTTCTACTTTTGTAGCTCCAGCCTGTAACAATTCTTGCTTATTGACACTGTTGGCTTCAGCTGAAGTGCAATTCACACGGGTTTTAACCTTATAGCGTCCGTCTGCTTTGATTTCATCTAACTGGTTCAACAGATTAGCGTTAACTTGTTTAAGTGTTAAGTCTAACACCTTGTATCTGGTATTGACTTGATTCTTTATAAATTCAATACTGCCATCGTTATAAACGATTGTATATCCTTTTTCTTCGTCTTCACCGAAATTATGTTGTCTGGAAGAACCTATATATTCAATGTTGGAATTTTTGATTTTACAGCGATTGTGATAATGTCCCACCAATACAGAATCCCATTTTTTGAATATGTTAGGTGAAAGTTCCTTGTCATTGGAAGTTGACAAAGCACCATTAATACCTTCATGAATATAAAGGATATTATAACAACTCTTGTCAAAATCGTTGGCTTCTATATCAGCCAATTTTTCTTCAAAACTTCCGTTCTCTGGGAAATAACTCATGATGTAAAGAATTACATTGTCGCTTATTTCTATAGCAGAATATATATCCACTACTTCTACATTAGGATATTCACTGAACAAATGACTATACCCCATCAAAGATTCTTGGTCAACTTTACAATGATTACCTTCTGCAATGGTAATTACCTTACCGGATGATGTGGCTTTAATGATAGCTTGTCTTACTGCCATCAATGTATTCAAAGTCTGACCAGAACGAGATTGCCATAAATCACCACCTATTACAATGTCAGCAATCTCATACTTTTCACAGATTTGCAAAGCTTCATCCCAATTGGCTTGAAACTCTGAAATGTTGTCTTTTGATACGTGAATATCGTTCAGCAATAAAGCTACTGGAATTTTATTTTTCATAATGATAGAGGATTTAAAAGGCACGTAACCCTTCAATCACGTGCCTTTTGTGATAAACTCAACAAATTATCTTGCTCTGCGGCGTGCAGGGCGTGCGGCTCTACGTTCAGTAGTAGCTGCTGGTTCGTTTGTATCATCGTTATGTTCACCTCTTCTACGTGACGGGCGAGCAGCTTCTTCCTCTTCATCTGGGTCCTCTGGAGCAGGGGTTTCTTCTTCAGCTTCTTCCGGCTGTTTTGGGTCTGGTTCATCAGATGGTTCTTCGGTTTCCGCTGGAGTATCTTTTGCATTTTCCAGTGCATCTTCAATTTCTTCAAGCAGGTCCTTGTTGGTCTTGCCACGAGTAACACGGATATTCAATTCGTTGTCTTCAATGTAACCACGAATGTCATCACGCAATTCTTGACCTTCATCGGTCTTGTCACCTAAGCCACGTTCATTTAACTTTTCCCAACGTTCCCACAAGCTATCCAATTCGTCACCTGTTTCTTCGTTGTTTTCGTCATCTTCGCCACCCTTGCGTTCTTTCTTGTCAAAACTGAAATGAGACTTATCATCAGCAGGAAGTTCCAACTTGATTTTTTCAATGGTGTCGGCAATTTCCTTCGATTCCATGACTGTCATTTCCATCTTGGCATCGTATTGTTTCAAGAATTCAATTGTAGCTTCCAAATGGAAACGAGTATAACGATACATGACTTCCGGCAAACGTGTGGTTTGTAACAATGATTCCAATTCTTCTGGAGTCAATTCATCCACGCCACCGATGGTGTCAATATTGAATGTATAGTTTGTTTTACCGTTTTCTTCCTTACGAGTGATTTCTACAGGGAACGCCTTGTCGATAGAAGAAATAGGACAAGGATATTGACTGTTCTTTTCGAGCAACTTCTTCCAAATAGCAAGCTTACGGTCTTCCAATTCTTTATATTGAGCGAATGAAAGAGTCAACAACTGAATACCTTCAGTACGCTTCTTGTAGTCGAAAATATACATGCAACGCTGTGAGTTCCACTTCAAGCCACCTTCAAAGCCTGT